CGACTGCAAGACAGGGCGCACCAATGAAATGTCCAGAATGCAATACATGGACAAGTGTGCTGGAATCAAGACAATCCACAGGCAACACCCGCAAAAGGCGGTATGAATGTGCCAATTTGCACAGGTTTAGCACATTGGAGACAATAATTGTTCGCAAAACACCAATACATAAGGTCAAAAAAGCTGCTGAAACTGGTGGCAAGCCTTGACTGCCAAGCCTGCGGGTCTGGCAATATGGTGCAAGCGGCACACACAAACTGGGGCGGAGGCAAAGGCCAAGGGGTTAAGGCTGATGACAATCTGGTGGCTGCGCTGTGTTTGGGTTGTCATTACAAAATTGACCAAGGCAAAGATTTAAGCCGTGAAGAGCGCCAAGAACTTTGGCAAAAAGCCCATTACAGGACGATTGACAATTTAAAAGACGTATGGCCCAAAGATGTGCCATTTCCGATAGAATGGGATGGCAGTAGCCATTAGGGGGGCTGTGTCCCCCCTCTTTTTTAGGGGTAGCTATGGCAGTTGAAGACAAAGATGTAGCGGATTTTGTAAGTACGCTACTGCATTCCGGCACAGTTGCCCACTTTATGCACCTTGGCACAGACAGCCTTGGGGTGCATCTGGCGACTGGGGATTACTACACCACAATCATTGATTTGGTAGACCAGTTTGCCGAGGCTTACATGGGGTGTTACGGGAAAAAGATAAAGAATTTTCCCGAGAACTTTCATAATGCCAAAGACCCCATGAAATACTTTGAAAGCCTGTCAAAGTACGTGGAAACCAACCGCAAGGCCATGCCAGATGACACCCAGTTGCAAAACATCATTGATGAAATTGCCCAACTGATTGATTCAACCCTTTTCCGCTTAACGCTGAAATGATCAGAATATTTGCAGGATATGACCCCCGAGAGGCCATTGGCTATCACGTTTTCTGCCAAAGCCTGATTGAAAGATCAACCGATGGGGTGGCTATAACCCCCCTATTTGGTAAGCAAAGGGACGGCACAAACGCCTTCACCTATCAAAGATTCCTGATTCCTTACTTTATGGGGTTTCAAGGACGGGCCATATTCCTAGATGGCGCTGATATGCTGATGCTGGGTGACATTGCCGAACTGGACAAGCTGTTTGACCCCACCAAAGCGGTGCAAGTGGTCAAACACGACTACCAGACCAAGCACCCGAGGAAATATATTGGCACACCAATGGAATCGGCAAACCGGGACTATCCGCGCAAAAACTGGTCAAGTTTAATACTTTGGAACTGCGCCCACCCCCGAAACAAAGTGCTGACACCTGAGTTTATTGAGGAAAACAGCGGGGCAGACCTACACCGATTCGGTTGGTTGCCAGATTCACTTATCGGTGAAATTCCGAGAGAATGGAATGTGCTGGTGGGTGAGCAAGACCATTTGCGAATCAAGATTGCCCACTACACGCTGGGAATCCCAGAATTTGAGTATTATGAAGATTGTGATTATTCTGAGGAATGGAAACGCACCAAAGGCAGAATGATCAACGGCCTAATCAAAATGAAGGATACCCAAGATGCCTAGCACCTCAAAGAAACAAGAGAAATTTATGGCGGCAGCGGCGCATAACCCCAAATTTGCAAAGATGGCGGGGATTCCTGTGAAGGTAGCCAAGGAATACAACAAAGCCGATCAAGCCAAAAAGCCCGTAAAAAATGGCTGATTACAGAGATTTGGCAGCGGCTTTAGGTGCTGGGTATGGACAAGATACCGGGCCAATAACCGCTGACACATTGCAAACCTTAAAAAGTGGGTACAGATCGCCCAACTTTTTGGGAATGCTTGCCGACATAGGGCGGGGGTCTTTGAGTAATCTGGAATCGTTGGTTAGAGGTGGTGCGGCGCAAGTGCCGGGAACTGCTGGAGACTTAGAGGCATTGGCCCGAATGGGGCTAAACAAGTCTTTTGGCGCTGGCGGGGTAAACGTCAATCAAGAGACAGCATTGCCAACCACGGCAGACATAATGAAGATGCTGTCCCAAAGAATGACCCAAGCAAGGCCCGAAACGGCTGGCATGGAGGAATTGGGCACAGTCATAGGGCCGGGGCTAGGAAAAGCCGTTAAACCCTTGGCAAAGGCTTATGCTAATTTGGCCTTGGAAGACATTGCAATGGCAAGCACAGGCCAGCCCACCAGATCATTGCTGGGAGACATTACGCCCAAGCCCTTGATGCTGGATGTTTACCACGGCACACCGCACAGTTTTGAGCGATTTGATGCGTCTAAGATTGGCACAGGAGAGGGCGCACAAGCCTATGGTTATGGAATTTATGTTGCCGAAAATCCTAAAGTTGCTACAGAGTACAGAAACGCATTAACTGGCAATCGAAATTTAGATAAATTTGTTACTACTGTCGATGGAAATCCTATAGAAAGCCCAGTTTTAAAAGTAATAGTTAATAAAGGTGGTAATCCTCAAAAGTTTATTGAAGATATGCAACCAAAATTAAAAACACTTGAAAACAAAATGTTGTCTGCAAGCAAGGAAGAAGTGTTGCCCGGTGTTTCTGATTACGACATGGCCAAAATGGATTTGGATCGTCATATACAAATGGTTAATGAAGCTAAATCTTACTTGGGGAAAAAAATAAAAAATGAACCTTTGGGCAATTTGTATAAAGCTGATTTACCTGATGAAATGATACCGACAATGCTTGATTGGGATAAGCATTTAAGCGAACAAACTGCGGAAGTGCAAAAAATCTTGTATCCATATCAAAAAGAAATTGGTACAAGTTTTGGAACTGGCGAACAAATACTGAAACAAATAGCATTTGAACGAAGAATGAAAGGGCTTGATGATTCGCCTCCAGCAGTAGCCAAACAATTGCAAGACATGGGTATCACAGGCGTAAAATATTTAGATGAGGCAAGTAGAGGCACAAACTATCGTGGGGACTCGGCATTTTTTCATGCTGCCACAGACTTTAAAAACAACGACTATTCCTTTGATGACGCACTAGAGGGCATGAAAAAAGCATACAAGAACGCCACCGAGCAAGAATTAATAGGTGCGCTAGATGCAGTTTACACACCAAAAACAAGTAACTTTGTTGTGTTTCCGGGTCAAGAACAAAATTTAACTATACTTGAACGCAACGCAGAAAAGATTACCAAATGACTACAAATCAAAATAAAGTAGTGGAATCTGAAAAGAAGAGGGGTGGGCGTAAAGCTGGCATTCCAAACAAGGCCACAGCACAGGCTAGAGAGGCCATTGCCGCCTTTGTTGATGGCAACGCATACCGCCTTACCGAGTGGCTTGATGAAGTCGCTAACGGCGATCCTAGTCGAGACATAAAGCCCAACCCCGCAAAGGCGTTTGAACTCTTCCAAAGCGTTGTTGAGTACCACGTGCCCAAGCTGGCAAGGACTGAGGTAACAGGGGCAGATGAAGGCCCGATAGAAATGGTGGTTAAGTGGGCAGCAGAGAAATAATCCTTCCCTACGCGCCCCGTAAGGCGTTTATGCCCTTTCACTTGAGGACAGAGCGCTGGTCATGCTTGGTGGCACATAGACGGGCTGGAAAGACAGTAGCCGCCATTAACGACTTGATTAAACGGGCCATAACCGAGGGCAACAGACAAGCCCAATATGCTTACATTGCCCCGTTTAGAAGTCAGGCCAAGCGGGTGGCGTGGGATTACATCAAGTATTACGCCGCGCCAATAACCAAATCCACCAATGAATCTGACCTGATGGTGGAACTGGTTAACGGGGCAAAGATTATGCTGTTTGGGTCAGATAACGCCGATGCCATGCGGGGACTGGGGTTTAACGGGGTTTACCTTGATGAATACGGCGACTTCAAGCCCTCAGTTTGGGGCAATGTCATACGGCCTACGCTGTCAGACCGATTGGGCTGGGCGGTGTTTGGGGGCACACCCAAGGGCAAAAACCAGTTTCATGACATATATAGGGTCAGTCAGGCTACACCAGATTGGTTCTTGCTGAGACTTCCGGCCTCAGTCTCCAAGCTATTGCCAGACACAGAACTAAGAGCCGCCCGAGAGCAATTAAGCCAAGACCAGTACGATCAAGAATATGAATGCTCATTTGATGCCGCTATTCTGGGGGCGTTTTACGGGCTGGAGATGCGCCGGGTAGATGAAGAGGGCCGCATCAAAGAGTTGCCATTTGAGCCAGAAAGCCCGATTTACACCGCTTGGGACTTGGGTTACCGAGATGACACCGCGATTTGGTTCTACCAAGTGGTCAGGGGCGAAATCAGGGTTATGGACTACTATGCGGTTAGCGGGGCAAGCATTGAGGAAATCTGTCAAGCCGTGATTGACAAGGGGTATATATACACCCGGCATTGGTTGCCCCATGACGCACGGGCTAAGACCTTGGCAAGCGGTGGAAAGTCAATCATCGAGCAGTTAGCCGAGCATTTGGGCATGAGCAAGCTGGCAATCGTCCCCGAGATTGGGGTGCAAGACGGCATCCAAGCGGTGCGGATGGTGCTACCCCGGTGCTGGTTTGACCCAAGCTGTGATGAAGGGCTTGAGGCGCTGAGACAATATCAGCGGGAATATGATGAAGACAAGAAGGCTTTTCGACAAAATCCCCGCCATGACTGGTGTTCGCACCCTGCAGATGCCTTTAGAATGCTTGCAGTAGCCTATAAAGCCGAGGCTAAAGACGAAAGACCGCCCAAGGGCAAGACCCTACAAACCATCACACTTGATGAACTGTGGGACTTTGAGACTGAATATCGACAGGAGCAGAGAATATGAGCCAGCCAGTAGCAGAAGTAGGTGGATACAAGAACATCACAGCAACGGGCGCGGTTAGCACAGGCCCATGTCAGTTGATCGGGTTTTACGTCAACAGCACAAACGTGGGCACATTGGTGCTACGCAACGGCGGCGCAAGCGGTGAGGTCATGTCTGGCACGATTACCCCGGCAATTGGGTTTCACCGATTCCCCGCTAACGTGGGGTCTAGTTTGTATGCCACGATTGCTGGCACGGCCTTAGATGTGACATTCTTCTTTGCAGCGGGTAGCTGATGGCCTCCTACGAAGACGCATACGAGGGGGAAGACCCCGGCCCGTTTTGGCATGACCAGATCGAAAAAGCTACCAAAATTTTCGACAAATGGGAAAAGCGCGGTCACAAGGTAGTCAAACGCTATAGGGATGAGCGCGATGCGGTAGAGATGCCGCGCATGAAGTTCAACATCCTCTGGTCAAACATACAAGTGCTGTTTCCGGCGCTGTATGGCAGGCAAGCCAAGCCCGAGGTTTCTCGGCGCTACATGGATCAAGACCCTGTAGGCCGTTTGGCCTCGACAATGCTTGAGCGCGTTATGGAGTACGAGGTTACCCAGTTTGGGGACTTTGACGCTGCCATGCAAGGCGCGGTGCAAGACCGATTGCTACCGGGACGGGGTACGGCGTGGATACGCTATGAGCCGATCATTACCGGGCCAGAGCCTACCGAGTACATGGGTGATGTTGAGGCCGATGAAGGCGCAACCATCAGCAATGCCGAGGAAATAGAACAGATTGATGCGGCGCACAGCCCCATTGATTACGTCTATTGGTGCGACTTTATCCACAGTCCTGCCCGTACATGGGATGAGGTTTGGTGGGTTGCCCGTGCGGTCTACATGACCAAAGAAGAAGGTATAGAGCGCTTTGGGGATGTGTTTAGAAACGTGGGGATGACCTCCGAAAACACAGACATGGATGGCAAGAACCCCCAGACTGCCAAACAGGGTTACGACAAAAAGGCCAAGGTATACGAGATTTGGAACAAGCGCACCATGAAAGTGTGCTGGGTTGCCAAAGGTTATCCACAGGCTTTGGATGAGCGTGATGACCCGCTGGAATTAGAAGAATTCTTCCCATGCCCACGGCCTTTGCTGGCAACCACCACCACCGGGACAATGATCCCCGTGCCGGATTACTGCCAGTATGAAGACCAAGCCCAAGAACTTGATAACCTGACCCAGCGCATATTCTTGCTCACAAAAGCCTGTAAAGCGGTGGGTGTGTTTAACGCCGAGTTTAAGGAACTGGGCCGACTGTTTACCGAGGGGGTGGATAACAAGCTATTCCCGGTGACGGGCTGGGCCGCAATGAGCGAAAAGGGCGGTTTGAAGGGTGCGATCAATATGATGGACACCTCGCAGATCGTTGCAACGCTGGCGCAGTTGTACGGGGCGCGGGATCAGGTCAAGCAGATCATTTATGAGATTTGCGGGATTAGCGACATTTTGCGGGGCGCAAGCAAAGCACAAGAAACGTTAGGCGCACAACAGCTAAAAGCCAACTTTGGCAGCTTGAGACTGAAAAGCAGTCAGGGCGATGTGGCCCGGTTTGCGTCTGACATATTCAAGTTAAAAGCGCAGATTATCTGTAAGTTTTACCCGCCTGAGTTGATTGTTGAAATGTCTGGGGTGATGAATACCCCAGAGGGCCAAGACCCGCAATTGTTGCAAGCCGCAATCCAGATGCTGTCCAGCGGGACAATTCGGGACTACCACATAGCTGTGGAGAGCGATTCCCTTGCCCAGATTGATGACCAAGCTGAAAAGCAAAACGCACAAGAGGCAATTGGCGCTATTGGTGGGTTCTTGCAAAACACTTTGCCGATGGTGCAAGGTGCGCCCGAATTGTTGCCGATGGCCTCGGAGATGCTTTTGTTCATGGTGCGCCGATACCGCGCAGGGCGTGGGTTAGAAAGCGCCATTGAACAGGCCATGAAACAGCTACAGGTTAAGGCGCAACAGGCTATGCAACAGCCCCCGCCTAATCCTGAGATGATGAAGATGCAGGCCGAGCAACAAGCCGAGCAGATGCGGATGCAAGCACAAGCGCAAGGCGAGCAGATGAAAATGCAAGCCGAGATGCAATTGGCGCAGGCTAACGCCCAGCTTGAGATGCAGATGCAACAGGCCAAAACTCAAGCGGATATGCAACTTGAGCAGATGAAAGAGCAATTCCAACAGGCTATGGCTAACCAAGAATTGCAAATCAAAGCCCGAGAGATGCAAGGCCGTGAGGAATATGACCGCTGGAAAGCTGAACTTGATGCGGCAACCCGAATCATGGTGGCCCAGATTGGCGCAAAGGCAGGGCTAGACCAAGCGGCATTGAGCGCACAATTGGCGGCATCTGAGGAAATTGACGCTAACTTAGGTGACGGCATGAGCGAGGCAATTAACCGCCTAGCCGATATGCACGGGCAGACGCTGGGACAAATCACCGGGGTTATGCAGGCTATATCTGCACCCAAGCGGATTGTCCGAGGCCCAGATGGTAGAGCAGCGGGTGTAGAGTTGATCACATGAGTTTGGTTCTTCTTGACCGGGTGCGGGAAACCACAACCACAACAGGATCAGGCACATTAACGCTGGATGGGGCGGTTACGGGGTTTCAAGGCTTTTCAGCGCTTGGCAACGGCAACACCACGTATTACACAATTCAAGGCACTACCCAATGGGAGGTAGGCATTGGCACGTATACGGCGGGGACACTTAGCCGGGATACTGTCATTAGTTCAAGCGCTGGCGGGTCAAAGCTGACATTGACAGACGGGACAAAAGACGTATTTGTAACCCTGCCTGCTGAAAAATTGGTAATTTCGGTAGCTGGGCGCACGGGTGAAGTGTCGTTAAGCAATACTGACATTAGCGGTTTGGGCACAATGTCAACGCAAAATGCCAATGCGGTGGCTATTACTGGGGGGACGGCAAGCCTAACAAGTCTAACAACAGCAACCATACAAGCTACAAATTCGGCTGGTTTATCCCTTAAAAATTCAGCGGGGTCAACCCAGATTAATATGGGGGCTGGCGGCGGGGATAATCTTTCGCTAAATGTTTCAACAAACATTAACGGCACAAATGCCCAAGTAGACATAAGCCCAACGGGTACGGGCCATGTACACATGAAACCATCCGGCACGGGATCGGTAGAGATTGCGCCCACAAATGCCGGGACGATGGACAACATTACCATTGGTGCAATAACCCCGAAAAATGGCAGTTTTGTTGATTTGAGTGTTACGGGCATAACCAGTTTTGATGGCAGTCAGGGCACATCTGGGCAAGTTTTAACCTCTGCTGGCGCTGGCGCTACGCCTACTTGGACAACACCGACATCAGGCACAGTCACATCAGTATCTGGAACTTCCCCGGTTGCATCATCTGGTGGCGCTACCCCTGCCATTAGCTTATCGTCAGCTTACGGCGACACGCTAAACCCCTACGCTGTCAAAACAGCAAAGTATTTTCTAGCCGCACCCAATGACGCTGATGGTGTGCCTGTGTTTCGGCTAATCGTAGCCTCAGACATTCCAACCCTAAACCAAAACACCACGGGCACGGCATCCAATGTCACCGGGACTGTGGCGGTGGCTAACGGCGGTACGGGCGGCACAACGGCAACAGATGCCAGAACCAACCTTACGGCGGCAAAGAGTGGGGCAAACACAGATATAACCTCGGTGGGCTTGACCACGGGCACAATATCCACAGCCCCAAGCGCCGCGACTGATATTGTCAATAAAACATACGCCGATGGACTGACTGCCAAATGGGGTGCATAAGTGTTTGGATATGCGGCCTTTGCTGAATTACCTTTTGCCACAATAGGCGCGGCGATAGAGCCGCCACCCCAAGAGGTGATGCTGGGTGGGCACTTTGGCTTTGATGAACGCGACAAGGACACAAAACGGGTCAGGGAAGAAGAGGAAAAGCGCCGGGTAAAGATCAAAACGGCACTTTTTGGCCTTCCCCCCGAGGAACGGGAACTTATTACCACAGCCCCCGAGCAAACAATCATGCTTGCGGCGCAGACAGAAATAAACTACGATAGAGTTATGCAGGAAATCGCACAAATATCCGCAAGGATAGAATTTGAGCGAGATGAGCAAGATATTGAGGATTTATTGGAGTTTCTTTGAGAACTACTTGGGTTTATCCATCTGACGGCACAGAGCCGTATGAAAAGCACAATGCGCCCATGAACGAGGGTTTAATGGTTTATGGGGACTTTGAGCCATTCCGATCCCCAGATGGGGCAATGATCATGGGCAAGGCCCAATGGCGCGAGCATCTTAAAAGGACAGATTCCATTGAGATGGGCCATTCGGATGTGAAATATGCACAGCAAGAATGGAACAAGAAAAAGGAACAGCACCGAGAGCGATTAAAGGGCCAAGTGGCTATGGTTCAAGAGTTTGACCGCCCCGGTGCGCCTATTTCTCCGCATAAAATGTCCAACTTAAATGTGGAAATGGCAAATCGGTTGCATAATCGCCCCATGCCAGAGCGCAAAGAGATGATTAAAATGACCCTAGACCAAATGAAAAGGATGAGGTAAATGGAAAACGAAGTTGTCGCACCCGACACAGTAGAAACACCAGCACCAGAAACCCCGTCAGTTGAAACGTCAGCGGTTGAAGAACCGCAAAGCCGTGCGGACACTATCCGCGAGGCATTATCTAAAAACCCCACTAATCGGGGTAAACACGCAGCAAGCCAACCCCGTGAATCGGGCAAGTTTGCGCCTAAAGAACCCAAATTCCCAACATCTGATGCGCCAACCCGCGCAGAAATGCCCAAGTCATTGCGGCTTGAGTTAAAAGATCATTGGGAAAAAGCACCGCCCGAACTCCAACAAGCCATTGCCCAGCGTGAGGCCGATTTTGAGCGTGGGATCAATACCTATAAAAGCCGAGATGCCGAGGCACGGGCAATAACTGAGTTATTCCAGCCCTATGAATGGATGCTGAGAAACGAGAATGCAACCCCAGCAACGGCAATCGGGCCATTGCTCCAAACGGCGGCATTGCTGAGAACGGGCACACCACAGCAGAAAAGCCAAGCTGTAGCCCAGATGATTCAGCAGTTTCAGATTCCTTTGGATCAAGTGGCGGCATTTTTTGGCGGTGAGCAACCACAACCCCAAGATAATCAATATAATCAATTAGCGCAACAGGTACAACAGCTAACCGCGCACATTACGCAAAGCCAGTACCAAGCGCAGAAACAGAATGAAAGCCGGGCACTCTCGGTTATCCAGCAGTTTGCGAGCGACCCCGCAAACGTGCATTTTGAGGCAGTCTCTGAACGTATGTTGCAGCTTCTCCAAGCGCCACAGGTTCTAGGTGACACAAGTCAAATGTCCGAGCGCGAGAAATTGCAATTGGCTTATGACACGGCGGTAAGGCTTGACCCAACCACGGCGCAACAGATTTATGCTCAACAGCAACAATCTATGCAAGCGGCAAATCAAGTCCAAAGAGCAAAAACGGCGGCAGTACAAGTGAGGGGCGCACCGAGCGCATCTCCTAGTTTTGTCACAAATCAATCTGACAGGCGTGCCGTGATAGCCAATGCGCTCCGGCAAGTCGGTTAAAAAGGAGTAAAGTTATGGCATACGCCAATAGTAATTACTCAGACGTATTAGCAACCACCATTGAATCCCGTTCCGGCATCGTTGCCGACAACGTGACCAAAAACAATGCGTTGCTGACCCGTCTGCGCGAGAAAGGCCGTTACAAGCCCTTCTCTGGTGGTTCGACAATCTTGCAAGAGTTGTCATTCCAAGCAAACAGCACAGCCATGTATTACTCGGGCGCTGAAACGTTGAACATCTCCCCTGCGGATGTGATCAGCGCGGCACAGTTCCCGATTAAACAGGCAGCAGTTGCGGTCACAATCAATGGCCTTGAAATGTTGCAAAACAGCGGCGAAGAGCAAATCATTGATTTGTTTGATGCCCGTTTGGACGTTGCAGAGGCATCCATTGAAAACTTGATTTCGACTGGTATCTACTCGGACGGCACAGCCAACAACGGCAAGCAGATTACTGGTCTGCAAGCTATGGTGGTTGCAAGTCCCAGCACGGGTGTGGTTGGCGGTATTGACCGAGCCACTTGGTCATTCTGGCAAAACCAGACTTTTGACTTCTCCAGCGACCTCGGCGCAAGCGCATCTAGTTCCAACATTCAGACTGGTTTTAACCGCCTGTATGCCAAGACCAGTCGCGGCAGCGATGTTGTTGACTTGATCCTGTTGGATAACAACTTGTGGGGATTCTTTATGTCTTCCCTGCAAAACATCCAGCGTTTCCCCGGTTCATCGAAGATGGCAGAGCTTGGCTTTGTTGCATCAAAGTACATGAACGCTGATGTGGTCTTGGACGGCGGTATTGGCGGCAACATTCCGACCAGTACTGGTTATTTCCTTAACACGAAATACATCTTCTTCCGACCCCACCAGAACCGCAATTTCGTCCCCATCGGCGATGAGCGTATGAGTACCAACCAAGATGCCATCGTGCGCTTGATTGGCTGGGCTGGCAATATGACTGCCTCGGGACTCCAGTTCCAAGGCATCATGACCGAATAAGGAGTAATCAAAATGGCAGATTACGTAACAGACGGCAAAATTGGCATTGACTTGACGGCAACCTATGCGTCAACCTCTGCTGGTTCAACGACTCTTTTCCCGGTCACTCCGGGAACTCGGGTCACTACCTCCAATAACGGCACTTACATTTTTGTTCGCGCCGAATCCACTATCAACGCTTACGATGCGGTGATCATGTCTACGTATGGTGATAGCGCGTCTCAAACGCCTGTCCTGCGCGCAGTACCTGTCACCACGACTAATGCCGCTGCTTTGGGTTGGAACATGGTTGGCTTTGCCCAAACCGCAATTGCCTCTAGCTACTACGGCTGGGTGGCATTGAATGGTGTGGTTAAGGTTAACTTGTTGGTTGCTTGCCAACCTAAAGTGCCTTTGTACACCACCTCTACCGCTGGATCATTGGACGATACTACTGTGTCGGCTGGTTTCATCCAAGGTATTGTGGCTAACACCTCGGCAACGAGTGCATCCGCACCTTTCTGTGTGGTTAACAACGCTGGCCTGATGATGGTTGGTGCTGGTTAAACCTAGCCCCCTCTCACAAGGAGGGGGTTTTTCTTAATGAGTTTTTTACCTCTCAAGATAACTGGTAAATGTGTCGCAGATGATGAGACACTATTTACAAACATGGAATCCGCAATAGCGCGGGGACTGCCACAAGTCAAGCAAAGCGAACCCCCCAAGGATGGGACGATTGTTTTGGTAGCTAGTGCGCCAAGTGTCAAGGGACAGATAGAACTCATTAAGAAGATGAAAGCCCAAGGATTGCCCATAGTGGCAATCAAAGGGGCACACGATTGGTTAATCGACAACGGGGTGATGCCAGATTACGCATTGGCAATTGACCCCCAAGAACATCGCATTTCTTTCTATAAGCCCCAAGACGGGGTGCATTACATGATTGCCTCACAATGCCACCCGGCAATGTTTGACAACTTGGAAGGCCGCAAAGTCACAATCTGGCATCCTTATGTGATGAAGGGCCAAGACCGCCCCGCTAAGTCTTTGCTGATAGGCGGTGGGACTACCTCGGGTCTTAGGGCTATATCGTTGTTTTATGTCTTGGGCTGGCGGCACTTTGCCTTGTTTGGGTTTGATTCCTGTAACGATGGCGAAACTCTTAGGGTCAACGGCGATGGGCTTAAAGAGGGCGATAAGCTACTAGAGGTCAGGATTGAGCCAGATGGTGAGCCGTTCTATTGCAATGCGTCTATGGCCTTACAAGCAGAGCATTTCCAGACCTATTACGACTATTTGCCCGATGCCACTTATGAGGCGTATGGACATGGCCTGATTCAAGCAATCATTAAAAAACGCATGGAAAATGGTGCGGCATTGCAGCAGATTATCGACCAAGATTACAAGCCAAATGACCGGGTTTCGTTCATCCATTGGGGGGATAAGACCTCGGCAAGCTGGCGGTATCGAGCAAGAATCCCAAGCGCGGGATGGGCAAACATAAATGATTTGCTGGCAGATACCCTAATCTTTGCCAAACCCCAAGCCAATGAATTGATGGACATGGCACGGGCCAAAGCCCGAGGCGCATGGATTGTGGTGGATTTCTGTGATGACCATTTTGATTGGACACATTACGCCGAGGCATTGCGCCTTGCCGATGTGGTGACCTGTCCAACCGATGAGATGGCCCGTAGGATTAAAGCATTGGGCCGGGATGCGGTGGTTATCCCAGACCCATTTGAATTCCCAGAGGCCATACCCCATTGCAAGGGCACTAACCTTTTATGGTATGGACACGCTGTTAACAAGCACAGCTTACAAAAAATATTGCCGGACTTGGCAGATTACCCTTTGCGGGTGGTCTCCAACTTTGGGGGCACAATTCCTTGGTCTTATGAGACCATGCTAGAAGAATTTGCCCGTGCCGATATAGTAGTGATCCCGGCAACCGAAACCTACAAAAGCGCAAATAGGGCGATTGAGGCGACCAGACAGGGTTGTTTTGTGGTGGCAGAACCTCACCCATCACTTAAGGGTTTTCGCGGAATTTATATCGGCAACATCAAAGAAGGCATTGAATGGACACGACAGCAGAACGTCAGGAGCGATATTTTGGTGGCACAACAATACGTGAAGGAAAAATTTACGCCGCAAATACTGATCGAAATGTGGAAGACAGCTACGAAACGGCCTACAACCTCGGATGTGGAACTAAAAAATGGGACGGCTGGATAAACGTTGATTTGCATTCAGACGTTTCTGATCTGAAATGCGACTTGCGAAAGCTGGAGATTGCAAGCGATAGCGCCGATGCTGTGGCGGCAATCCATGTCCTAGAGCATTTTTACGAATGGGAAGTGCGGGACTTGCTGATTGAATGGATGCGGGTTCTTAAACCCGGTGGCAAAATGATCCTAGAATTGCCATGTATGGACAAAGTGTTTGCTTACATCCATAACTGTGTGGTCAGCAAAGAACCCATCCAGCCGTTTATGTCGTTGTTTGCTTTGTATGGTGATCCCAAATACAAAGCCGAGGCTATGTGTCACAGATGGGGGTGGTTTCAGACACCCTTGCGTTTGATGCTGGAATCGGCGGGGTTACAGCGCATAGAGTTTTGCGAGCCGCGCTATCATTTCCCATTTCGAGACATGAGGATTGAATGCTACAAGGGGTCTTGAGCAACGATCAACGCCACGCGCAAATGGCCCTAGCAAAAAGCCAAATGCTCAAAAAGCGGGGCAAATTTAACGACAAGTGGGCATCCATTGTCTGCTACGGGCCAAGCCTTGCAGACACTTGGAAGATGATAAAACGCCCGATTGTGACTGTCTCGGGGGCGCATGACTATCTGGTGGACAGGGGCATAGTGCCCGATTTCCATGTGGATTGTGACCCCAGAGCGCACAAGGCCAGAATGCTTAAAAAGCCCCAGAAGGGCACAACATACCTTATGGCATCTGTGTGTCACCCAGACTTTTGGGAGGTCTTAAAGGGCCATAAAGTGCGTCTATGGCACTTGATTAACGGGGATGATCTGGAGACTGTGGCATGGGTTGCTCAAAACCACCCCGAGGGCATGAAATGTTTGATTGGCGGGGGGTCTACTGTGGGCATGAGGTCAATGAATGTGATGGCGGCGCTGGGTTACAGGCGGTTTCAGATTCATGGGATGGATTGCAGTTTTACCACTCAGAGACACGCCGCAGAGCATTTGGGCAAGGAACAAGATAAAATATTTGCAAAGGCTGGGAACAGAGTTTTTCAGACCACAAAGCAAATGTTACAAGCGGCGATGGAGATGGAGCAATTCATCAAAACTCAGGATGCAGAGGTTGCATTTTTCGGTGATGGTCTGATGCAAGAGACCGCAATTCAACTAAGGGGCTAATATGAGAAACGAAGGCGCTGGCTGGACAGATGAGAATTTTGCAGACAACAACCGGGGAAAGATGCACATTTTCTTTCATGCGGTACAGGTTCAAAACAACCACAAAACCGCACTAGAAAAGCGTCCAATCTTTGAAGAACGCATTTTTATCAAAAAACTTGTGCCCGGTGACTCGACTTTGGTGGTTGACCGCCCCATGCGAATGCAAGACATGGAAGATTTCCCTGTGGAATGGGCGCGGTTTGAGCAAAAGAAAGAGCAAAAAGTCACGGGTACGCCTATTGATGCTTGGATGGCAATTTCTGAGACTCAAAAGGCCGAATTTAAGGCTTTGCACATTTTCACCATTGACCAGTTTGCACAGCTTGCGGACTCGGCTGGCAACAAAATCATGGGTTTTAACGAATTGAGGTCTAAAGCACGGGCATTTATAGATGCTGCCCAAGATTCTCAGTTGATGGACAAGATTCGCGCCGAAACCGATGAAAAATTGCAGGCCCAAGAGGTTGAAATGGCGAAACTCCGTGCGATGATTGACGAATTGTCAGCGAAGAAAGCTGGCAGACCCAAAAAGGAATTGGTGGAATAGATGTCCTA